ACTCTGGCGTCATGTCTGAGTTCAACCTCGCTCTGAACAATGAGGTCGTCTATCGGAACCTTCTAAACAGCGAAAGCGTCATCCTGACCGACCGTAAGGCTGGTGGCACCGTTGCGTTTGAAGCCCCAACCATTACGGCCAAGGACTTCTTTGCCGCAGCTCTGGCAAGCACGCTGGGCAGCATGCAGATCACCCACGGCACCGTTGCTGGATCGATTGCGGACATTACCGCAACCAGTACGGTCGATCTGGTCAATCCGTCTTACACCGACATGGATGGCATCGTGATGCTCTCTGTTCCGTTTGTGCTGTCGCCTACCACCGCCGGGAATGACGAGTTCATCCTGACGATTAAGTAAAACTACAGGCGTTGGCGGGTGCGCCTAATCACCCGCCGCTCAACAAAAAAAAGAGGGATACAAGATGGCGTTTATTATTTCGCAGAGCGAACATTACACTTGGCCGGTCGTGATTGAGATTCCAGTCGACGGTGGCCGTTATGAAAAGCAGTCTTTTGACGCTGAATTTCGCCGCACGACTCAGGTTCGGATCGATGAGATCATGGAAGAGGCGCTGCGCGGCGAGATGAAGGACCGTTTGATCGCGGCTGAGATGCTGGTGGGCTGGAAGGGCATCAGCGATGGCTCCGGTGACATTCCGTTCTCAGAGTCGGCGGTTGAAACTGTTTTGAGCATCCCCACAGTGGCTATGTCCATCGTCAAGGCATGGATGGAAAGCCTGCAAGGCGCACGCAAAAAAAACTAACAGACGCCGCTCGCCGGTGGGTGGGCGGCGGCAACTCCTATGCTGAAGCTATCGCGGATCTCAAGGCATTCGGTGCGCCGGAAGATGTTATTGCAGAGCTTGAGGTACTTCAGCAGACGGAAGATTTTGAAGTGTGGCCTGAAAATTGGGACGTGGTTCACATGTTCCTGCGGATGCAAACCCAGTGGAGGACCAGTGCCGCTGGGTTGCTAGGCTTAGACTATAACGTCGCTAAATGGATATTTGACCTTTATGACTTAAAAGATCATAAAGAAACCTTAGAGGGCCTTCAGATAATGGAGGCTGAGGTGCTGGTTGCATTGAACGAGGACGCCGATGGCAGTTGACATCTACAGGGTCAAAGCGGTTCTCGAGGGCAGCGTTACCGGCACTGATCAATTTACGCGCTTCTCAAGTTCTCTGACGAAGGTTGGAAAGACTGCCGACATCGTCAACAAGCAAATGGCTTCGCTGAACAGTTCCATCCGCACTATTGCTGGTGGGTTCGGCGTTGCCAAATTTGCGGGCATCATCAGTGAGATGGCGCGCGTGACCATCCAGCTGGATGCGTTTGACAAGCAACTCAGCATTGGTTTTGGCGCTGGTGCTACGCTCGAGCTAAACACCCTGCGTGGCACCCTGCGCCAGCTTGGGATCGCTCAGGACGAGGCCCTAGGGTCGGCTGTGCGCTTCACCTCGGCGCTGAAACTGTCCGGCCAGACCGCGCTCGATACCAACAAGAATTTTGAGGCGGCGTCTAAGCTCATCCTCGCCAACAAGCTGTCCGCCGATGGCGCGCAGCGGGTCTATTACGCGATGGCCCAGATCGCGTCCAAGGGCAAGCTGATGTCCGAGGAGCTGATGGGTCAGCTGGGTGAAAACCTAGCTGGTATCGTGCAGCAGGTCGCTGTGGCGATGAACATGTCCAACCGCGAACTGATCGCGGCCATGAAGGACGGCAAGGTTTCCGCCACGCAGTTTTTCGATGCGCTGCGGCGGATCGGCGATGGGATCGATCCTAACCAGCTGCACAGCGCAGCTCAGTCTCTGGGCTTCCTCAAGAACGCATGGTTTGACTTTAAGAGCAGCGTTATTGCCGTGGGCACGGTCAAGGCCGCTCTCGACGGTGCGACTTCAGCGATTCAGTTTCTAACCGACCATGGCAAGGAGCTGATCGAGACCACCAAGGCAATTGCTGTTGGTTTTGCTGCGATCTACGGCGCTCGAATGCTCGTGCCGGTCATTGGGGCTGTCACCGCCGCAATCACGTTCCTGTCCGTTGAGCTTCGGATGATGACCCTGTTTATGGGCACGTTTGGCGTGGCCGAAGGTCTTGCCACTGCAGCAACAATTAACATGACCCGGGCTGTCCAAGGCCTAACGGCTGCGTCTGCATTGGCCGAGCTGAACCCAATTGTGTTGGCGATAACAGCCATTCTTGCTGTCGCGGGTGTCGCGGCGCTTGGAGTGATGGAGCTGAACGCCGCGCTGGATGCGGCCAAGGGTAGCGCCGATAGGACTGCAAGGGTAATTGCACAAGCCAATGCGGCGATGGGCGTAGCGACCGCATCCACGTCAGGCCTGTCCAAAGAAACCCTAGACGCCTCCAAGAACATCACCAGCTTTGCGGGCAAGACGGGTGAGGCCGCGCGGCAGCTGTACATCCAAGCGGCAGCTCAACAGGAGCTAAACAAGCAGATGCTCCTTGGCCGTCAGGCTGAGGTGACAAAACAGCTTTCTGATCTGGCTGGCAAATCCCCAGAGCAACGCTTTAATCATCCAGTGAATGCGCTGGACAATCCGTTTGGGGAAGCGTGGAAAAACATGAAGGACAACCTTGGTGGGTTGTTCGACAACATTCTGTCCGGTGGTCAAAGTGACCGTGACATCCAAGCTGCTATGAAGAAGCTCAAGGCCCAGAGTCTGGATATTGCACGTGAGCTAGCGTTAGTTGCAGCTACGCCGCTGTCGGTGTTTGCTGAGAACATGCCGGGCACTTCGGGCACGGACGAGGTTACCAAAACGGCAAAGGCAAAGGTCGATCAGGTCAAAAAGATGATCGGCGACCTTATGGTGCAGTTTGCCAATTTGAGTAAGACAGAGCGTCAGGCCGCGATTGATACCGAGATTCAAAAGGCAGCTGATGCCGCCTTGTCGCAGCACACCACGCTGACCAAGGCCCAGATCGCCACGATCACGACGCTGTCTGGCGCAATCTTTGATTTCAAGACTAAGCAGGAGGAGGCCAACCGCGCCACCGAGCGCGCCGCCGCCGTCACCTCGATCTTGCTTAAGGCCGAGCAGGACCGCGCCAAACTCATGGATCAGGTCGACCAGACCCGGGGCATGGGTAGCCGCGAGATCGAGCGCCGGACCTATCTTCGTGACCAGACGCTGAATGTCGATGCTGAGGTGCGGAAGTATCGCGAGCAAAAAGACGGGCGTGGTGTGCGCCTCTATAGCGATTCTCAGGTCGCCACGTTTAAGGCCGATCTGGATGCTGCCGTTGCTGCGGCAATGGAGACCTTTGACAAGGCGCAGGCGGATCTCGTGTCCGCTCAGGGCAATTGGCAAAACGGGGCCAAATCAGCCCTGACCTCCTACGGCGAAGAGATCGCCAACGTCGCCACCAAGATGCACGACACATGGACCAATGCGCTAAAGGGCACTGAGGACGCACTGGTCAATTTTGTGATGACCGGCAAGCTCAGTTTTCGTGAGCTGGCGAACAGCATCATCAAGGATCTAATCCGCATTGCGATTCAGCAGTCGGTGATGAAGGCTATCAATTTTGGCCTAAACGCCGTCTTGGGAGCGTTCAACCCAGCTGCCGCCGCAGGCACTGCCGGTACCTCCATGCAGGCCATTGACCCATCCTATATGGCGCTGGCTAACGGCGGGGCGTTTAACGGCAACGGTATCCGCGCCTATGCCTCCGGAGACGTGTTTAATCGCCCCACGATGTTCGCCTACGGCGGCGGCTTGGGTGTGATGGGTGAGGCTGGCCCAGAGGCTGTGATGCCGCTCAAGCGCGGCGCAAACGGTAAGCTGGGCGTTTCCGTCAATGGCGGATCTCGCGGTGGTGACACCCAGAACGTCGTGGTGAACGTCCACGTCGAGGGCGGATCCTCCAAGACCTCTGGTGATCCCGGTCGTGCCGCTGAACTGGGCAAGATGATTGCCAGCGTGGTTCGCGGAGAACTCGTGTCTCAAAAGCGCCCCGGCGGGCTATTGGCGGCTTAAACCATGGCAACATTTACCTATACCCCAGATTTTGGGGCCAGTTACGAGCTGAAGCCTAATGTGCGCGTCACCAAGTACGGTGATGGCTACCAGCAGCGTCAAGCTAATGGCCTTAACACCCAGCCTAAGAACTGGACGCTCAAATTTTCCCTGCGAACAGATGCTGAGGCCAATGCGATCACTTCGTTCCTGTCGACGGCTGGCGGTGTCAATTCGTTCGATTGGACAGACGTGGACGGCTACTCTGGCAAATACGTCTGTCATTCATGGAGCCGGTCAAAGGATCGCTACAATCTGAACTCAATCAGCTGTGCGTTCGAGCAGGTGTTTGAAACATGACCGTAATGGGTGACACCACCACTATCGCGCCAGAGATCCAATCTCTGACGCCATCTGCAATCATCGAGCTATTCGAGATCGACACCACCAATGTCGGTGGTTTGGTTTACCGGTTTCACGGTGGAACAAATAATCTCATCTCGAGTTTAGTGTGGCAGGGTAACAGCTATTCACCGTTTCCGATCCAAGCCAGCGGGTTTGAGTGGTCGGGCAAGGGGCAGCTGCCTCGGCCTACGATCACGGTGGCTAACGTCACCGGCGCAATCAGCTCGCTGGTGCTGCTGTACCAAGATCTGATCGGCTGCAAGGTGTCGCGGATCCGCACGCTGGCTAAATTCATCGATGCGGTGAACTTTCCCGGCGGCGTCAATCCAACTGCCGACCCCACTGCAGAGTTTAACCGGGATATCTATTACATCGACCGGCGCGCAGCTGAGAATCGCGATGCTGTGTCATTCGAGTTGTCGGCAGCTATCGACCTTGCTGGTGTCGGTGTTCCGCGCCGTCAGATCATCCAGAACTATTGCTCTTGGAAATATCGCGGGGCCGAGTGTGGCTACACCGGGACAACCTATTTTGATACCAATGACGCCTCGGTCGCCACACTGGCGCAGGACGTTTGCGGCAAGCGGCTCTCATCCTGCAGGGCGCGCTTTGGCACCTATGGCAGTCTGCCTTACGGCGGATTCCCAGCAGCTGGGCTTCTTAAAGCATGAACGAAGATACGCGCGCAGCCGCCGAGGCTTATGCTCAGGCGGAATACCCTCGAGAGGCCTGCGGGCTGGTTGTTATCGTCAAGGGCAAGGAGCGGTTCTGGCCCTGCGTCAACACGAGCGAGTATGGAAACGACCAGTTTATCATGGATCCGCACGACTACGCCGAGGCCGAGCAGGCCGGTGAGATCGTCGGTGTGTTCCACAGCCATGTGAACCTGCCACCCACGCCCTCAGAGGCCGATCTGGTAGCCTGCGAGGCCACTAGCCTTCGGTGGTACATTGTGGGGATCCCCAGCCTGCTGTGGGCCGATTTTGCGCCTACGGGATATCAGGCCCCACTGGTGGGCCGGGTCCACTGCTGGGGCACGCTCGACTGCTGGGCCATGGTCAGGGATTGGTACAAACGCGAGCGCAACATTGACCTGATCAACCTGCCTCGTTCGCCAAATTTCTGGCGTCGTGGAGAAAACATTCTAGGCGACAACTATGTTCGCGCAGGTTTTCGACTCCTCTCTGAAGAGGAGACAATTGACGTTGGCGATGTTATCATGATGCAGACCGGTGACAGTGACTTCCCAAACCACGTCGCTTTGTATATTGGTGATGATCAAATACTGCATCACGCCGAAAATCGCCTGTCTAGCAGGGATGTTTACGGCGGCTGGTACAAGAAGCATACGGTGAAGGTGGTTAGGTATGAGGGTAATCAGGCTTAACGGAGAACTCGGCAAAAAGTATGGCCGTATCCACAGGCTGGACGTTCGGACCCCTGCTGAGGCTGTTAAGGCCCTAATCATCAATTTTCCCGAGATGCGAAATGATCTGGCGGCATCAGAGGAGCGCGGCGTAGGTTATCGCTGCATTGTCGACCGTGTTACTATCGGCGAGGACATGCTGGGCCTTCCAATGTCCAAGTCCTTCTCGCTGACCCCCGTTCTGGTGGGGGCCGGCAAAGTAGGCCAAATCATTATTGGGATCATTATTCTTGCTGCGGCTATCTATTTCGCACCACTGACGGCGGGTGGATCGCTCAATTTGGGCGCGACCGCTTTTAGTGTTGCGGGGATGACCGTCAGCTACGGTGCCATCGCTATGATCGGTGTCGCCATGACGCTTGGCGGCATAGCCCAGCTGCTCGCCCCCACCCCCAAAATGGGTTCCTCCGCTCAGAAGAACGAAAATGGAACATTTGACGGGCCGGTAAACACCATTGCCCAAGGTGTTCCAGTCCCGGTGGGATATGGCCGCATGACGGTGGGCAGCGCCGTCATCAGCGCGGGAATCACCGTGCAACAGCCAGCTTACTCAGATTACGGCATGACTGGGTTCCAGAGGGTCGGCCCATGAGTGAAGACGTGATCATCGCCGGTAGCGGCGGCAAGGGTGGCGGCAGCGGCGGTGGACTTACCGAAAGCGCAGATACCCTCAAGTCGACTAGCTATGCGCAGGTTCTAGATCTGATCTGCGAGGGCGAGATCGGCGGTTTGGTCAACGGCCTGCAATCCATTTACCTCGATGACACCCCGATCCAAAACCCTGACGGGTCCAATAATTTTACCGGGGTTAGCTATGTCACGACAAATGGCACCCAAACGCAGGGTGTTATTGCTGGTTTCGATCAGGTCTCCAGCGAAATTTCGGTGAGCCTTGAGGTCAAGATCTCAACTGGGCCTGTCGTCCAGACCATAACCAACACCAATGTGACCTCCGTCGCTGTGACGGTCACGATCCCTGCGCTGACCTACATGGACAACACTGGGAGCCTTGGTGGATCGACTGTGAACTACGCTATCGATGTGGACATCGACGGTGGTGGCTGGGTCGAGAAGGTTAACGAGGTTCTAAACGGCAAGACCACATCTGCCTACGAGCGGCAATATCGGATTCTGCTTGCTGCCGGTACCGTGCGTAAGATTCGGCTGCGTCGGATCACAGCCGACAGCACGTCGTCATCTCTAAACAACAAGACGTATTTCAAGTCCTTCACAGAAATTGTCGACGCCAAGCTGACCTATCCAAACAGCGCCTTGGTCGGCGTGAAGGTGGATGCGTCTCAGTTCCGCTCGATCCCAAAGCGTGGGTATGACGTAAAGCTCATCAAGATCCGCATCCCGACCAATGCGACGGTTCGTGCAGACGGATCGCTACTCTATTCCGGCGTTTGGAATGGTACGTTCCAGATCGCTTGGAGCAGCTGCCCGGCATGGTGCCTGTATGACCTGCTGCTGGCTGATCGCTACGGCCTCGGCGAGTATGTCGACGCCACGCAGGTCGACAAGTGGTCGATGTATGCGATCAGCCAGTATTGCAATACTCTGGTGTCTGACGGCTTTGGCGGCACTGAGCCGAGGTTCAGCTGCAACATCTGGATGAATAACCGAGCTGAGGCATACTCGGTCATTAACGCCATGGCCTCGATTTTCCGTGGAATGAGCTATTGGTCTACCGGATCGCTAATGGCTATTCAGGATAGCCCGACAAGTCCGGTCTATCTGTTCACGAACGCCAATGTCGTAGAGGGCGACTTTAACTATCAGGGCAGCAGCGCCAAGGCGCGGCACACAGTCGCGCTCGTGACATGGAACGATCCCGCAGACATGTACCGCCAGAAAGTGGAGTACGTCGAGGACACTGATGGCATCGCTCGCTACGGTGTCGTGCAGGCCGAAATGCTGGCTGTCGGATGCACAAGCCGGGGGCAGGCGCACCGGGTTGGCCGGTGGATGCTCTACAGCGAACGGTTTGAGACCGATGTCGTCGCGTTCAAGACCGGCATCGAGGGATCTTATATTACCCCCGGCGACGTTATTAAGATTGCCGACCAATACCGCGCTGGAACCCGTCTGGGCGGGCGTATTACATCGTCCTCAGCAAATAGCATTGTGGTCGATGATATTGGCTCGCTGTCGACTTTAGGCGGGTCACTATATATCGTTGGTTCAGATGGGGCGGTGCAAACCAAAACAGTCACCAGTATCTCTGGCAAGACCATCTATGTGTCCGGAACATTTAGCCCCCTTCCTGTCGTGAACGGCATGTGGATGGCTGAGACGCCATCGGTTGCAGCCCAGACCTTTAGGGTTCTCACTGTGATCGAGAACGAAAATCGCGAAGTCGAGGTCACTGCGCTTGCGCATAATCCAAACAAATACGCTTACATTGAAAATAATTTAACGCTGCAAACGCGATCAATCACTTCGCTGTCGCCAGTACCAAGCACAGTTGCATCAGTCACCATGTCTGAAAGCCTGTACCGTTACCAAAATGACGTGCGGTCTAAAATCACTGTGACATGGCCTGCGGCTGCAAATGCCACGGCTTACCGAATTGATTGGCGCAAGGACACTGGCAACTACTTGTCTGAAACCACGAGCGCGCTTGACTATGACATTCTCAACACCACGCCCGGCAAATACGATGTCAAGGTAACCGCTATTGGCGTGTTTGGTACTGCGGCTCAAACATCGACAGCAGCAAGTATTAGTGCGCTTGGAAAGACGGCCCCACCGTCCGATGTCACTGGGTTTTCAGTTGCCATCGACCCACAGATCGGCATTACGCTGAACTGGACCAGCTCGCCAGATCTCGACATTTACCAATACGAAATCAGGCAGGGCATCAGCTGGGCTGCTGGTACAATCCTGACCCGGGTGACAGCCAACACCTACAAGGTTGGCACGATCAATGGCACGAGCCAGACATTCTGGATCAAGGCCATCGACACGAGCGGCACCTACAGCGCCAACGCCGCAACCCTGACCACCACCCTGTCGGCACCGTCAGCCGTCACGATGTCAGCTCAAGTCGTGGACAATAACGTCCTCCTAAAGTGGACATCCTCAACAGCAACGCTGGCAATTGACTATTACGAGATCCGGCGTGGATCGACATGGGCCGGTGGTGCTGTGGTTGGCCGGGTATCGAATGCCACCTTTGTCACCTTGTTTGAAACCGCCGCTGGCTCTTACACCTATTGGATCGCTGGAGTCGACATCGGTGGGAATTATTCAGCCTCACCGGCTGGCGTAACTGCCACGGTCCTGCAGCCGCCTGACTATCAGCTGTTTGCAAACTATGCTTCAACATTTGGCGGTACCAAGACGAATGCTATTGTCAGTGATGGCATTATGTACATTGCGGTGGATACGACCACCACGGTGCAGGGCCACTTTACGACACCGAGCTGGTCAACGCCGCAGGACCAGATCAATGCTGGTTACCCATACTTCATTGAGCCAACCGGTACGACTGGGGCTTATGAGGAGGTCTATGATTACGGGACAACCATCTCGTCCTGTAAAGTGTCGCTTGTCAGCACCTATAGCGTCGGATTCGGATCTGCGACAGTTACGCCCAAGATCAGTGTTTCCAACACATCCTCGACCGGCCCTTGGACTGATTATGCGGGGGTCAGCGAAGTGTTCGCTACGACTTTTCGTTGGATCAAGATCCGCTACGATGTGACCGCAGCTGGCGGCGATGACATCGTTCAGTTTAGCAGCATCAATATCAAGCTGGATGTAAAACAAAAAGATGACTACGGCACCGTTTCAGCTGTTTCTACAGACGCTGGCGGAACGACCGTAACCTTCAATAATACGTTTATATCCGTAAGCTCAATCACGTTGGCACCGCTTGGCACGACTGCCCGATATGCAATTTATGACTTCGCGGGTACGCCCAATCCAACTACATTCAAGGTTTTGCTATACGATAGTGCTGGCAATAGGATATCCGGCACTGTATCGTGGACGGCGCGAGGATACTAATGGCAGATTGGTCAAAACCCACACTCACATCTACTTACGCTAACTATCTGTCTGAAACGACAGGCCGTGATGTAGATGTCGCTATTCAGTTTCAATCGGGGACGATCACTTCGCCCCCGACCAATGCTGTTAAGTGGGACACTTCGCTTAACCGTTGGCAGAAATGGTCTGGATCCGCATGGGGTGAGCTTACCGCCACCTATGCCCTAACCGGCCTGACGGTGACCAGCTTCAATAACACCGGCAATACCACCCTCGGCGACAGTAGCGCCGATACGGTGACGATCAATGCCAACACGATCACCTATGCCAATGCCACGACCATTGCAGGTGCGTTGACCTATACCGGCGCGATCAGCTGGACGGGCAACCTGACATTCGGTGATGCGGTCGGAGACACCCTGACAATAAACTCAGGAACGGCCACGATCCCTAATGGCCTGTCGATCAGCGGCGGCACGCTCACGGCGACCCTCCTGTCTGTCGGCAGCACGTTTAAAATCAATGGCAACACGGTGGCTATGGCCGCTGGTACGTCGACCATCACCCTGCCGGTCACCACCGACACGCTGGTGGGTCGCGCCACGACCGACACGCTGACCAATAAGCGGGTCACGCTGCGGATTGGAACCACCACATCAGCCGCGACCATCACGCCGGTTGGCGATAGCAATGACCAATACAACGTCACTGCGCTGGCTGTGGCCGCTACGATTGCAGCCCCCAGCGGCACCCCAACCGATGGGCAAAAACTGACCTTGCGGATCAAGGCGACATCAGCTGTGGCCCTGACTTGGAACGCTACCTATCGGGTGATCGGCACAACCTTGCCAACTATCACCGTGGCGACAAAGACTATCTATGTGGGCTGCGTTTACAATGCCGCAGATTCCGTCTGGGATGTCATCGCTGTGGCGCAGCAGGCTTAATCATGGCTGACCCAATTGCGCCCAAATGCGCGGGTTGCCAGCTTTCAGACGGATTGGGCAGCAATGTCATCATGGGCAGCGAGTACCATCGGCGTTAA